ATTAACTTCTCTTGCACCACCACTTAATATATTAGTTGTGGTATTGTTTGCTGTATAACTAATATCTTCTGTACCTATTCTTATTTCACCGGCTGATGGAAAAGCTGCTGAGTTAGTTAAAGGAATATCAGTTACAGTATCATTAATAGTAGAAGCTAAAGTTGTTGTTGCAGCACCTAATGAAGTTCCACCAAACAAACCTGTACCCCAACCAAATCCACCAAGTTGTTGAGATGGGCCTACAGTGTAATAAAGTAATGCTGAAGCAGATCCAGATGTACTTAATGGCGTGCCACTTTCTTGAGAAGCCATTGTAATAGTAAATGTAGTTGATGTTGGAACTGACGCTACCATAAATTTAATGTCTTCAAATGTAGCATCTGTGTATGTAGATCCGACTGCAGTTACACCACTAACACTATCAAACATTACAATATCATTATCAGCAAGTCCATGAACCCCGCTACATGTTACTGTAACAGTTGTAGAAGATGATGTGCTTGTAAAATTAACTCCGGTTAATGTAGTTCTTATAGGGTGTATGTCGTAATATGTACCCCCTGAGTATACATATAAAATTCTGTTTGTGCCAACTGCTGCATATTTAATTCCAGCGTTATCATCCCAATGATGAATAGCTCTAGCTGCACCAGTTAATTTATCTTGTCCTAACTGTTGCCAACCACCTATTTTTTCTGGAGTACCGTATCTAAATCTAACATTGTCACCATCAAACCATTGTCCTTCGGCCCCGGTCTCAGTGACTTGTTTATTAAACCCAGGTGCAAATCCTAATTTTTGTAACATATAACCCCATTATAATACTATTTTACAAATGATGGTAGGCCCAACATAGGTCTTCCGTCAAATCTGTT